AATGCTATAATTTTGGTTATGACGCGGTGGTCGGAGAAGGATTTAACGGGTCAGTTACAGCGTCAGATGATAAAGGATGAGAGGGCGGATCAATGGGAGATAGTTGAGTTACCTGCGGTTATGCCAAGTGGCAATTCTTGTTGGCCTGAGTTTTGGCCTATAGATGATTTAGAGAAGGTACAGGCATCGATACCCCCTAGTAAGTGGAATGCTCAGTATCAGCAAAACCCTACGGGGGATGATAATGCGATTATTCCACGCGAGTGGTGGAAGCGTTGGGAGGAGGAGGATATACCAGAGTTAGAGTATGTCATTCAGAGTTATGATACGGCATTTTCGAAGAGCACGACATCGGATTACAGTGCGATAACGACATGGGGTGTATTTCGTCCTTCGGCTAACAGTCCACGGCCTGCGATTATTTTGTTAGATAGCAAGAAGGGTAGATGGGATTTTCCTGAGTTGAAGAAGGTTGCGTATGATGAGTGGACGTATTGGGACCCTGATACGGTTGTGATTGAGGCGAAGGCTTCTGGAACGCCCTTGACTCACGAACTACGGAACATGGGCATACCTGTTGTGAATTTTACGCCAAGTCGGGGTAATGACAAGGTGTCGAGGGTTCATTCGGTATCGCCATTATTTGAGGCTGGGATGGTTTGGTGTCCTGACAAGGTGTTTGCAGATGAGATGATTGAGGAGGTTGCAGCTTTTCCAAATGGAGAGTATGATGATTTGGTAGATAGTATGACCCAAGCTTTGATGCGGTATCGTCAGGGTAATTTTGTGACGTTGCCAGACGATGATTGGGACCCTGACGAAGAGAAGTACAGCAAGGTTCGCGTGTATTATGGCTGAAAAAACAGTTAAGGGCGCGGTGTCCCCGAACTTCGTATCGCGGATCATGGACCCCAAGTCTCCAATGACGCAAGACAATGCAATGGTTCAGTTGATGGACTTTACAATAGATGGTCGGTTTTTTGTATCTCCCACGGTATTTCCTGTGGATAGTCCTGTTGGTCCTGTGCTCACGAAATTCTCACCAGACATGGCGATTCGCAAGGCTTTTAACACGGGCGAGTTTTTAGAGTTTGATACAGAAGATCAGGCCAGAGAGTTTGCTATGAAGTTTACGGATGTAATTAACGTAGAGGATAGGCCAAAGCAGAATTTAAAGAAGGGCATAGCTGAATACATCCCCTATATGCAATAATGAATTTATTGTGTTATACTAAAAAAAACAACTGGGAAAAGCGTAATGGCAAAACCACCTATAAGTCTAATTGAGAATGTAAACCCTCAAATAGATGAGCAAGAGATTGCAGCTGAAATTGAGGTTAATTTACCTGGATCTTTGGATATGTCTGGGCGAGGCGATGACATAGGTATAGAGTTTGAGGATGATGGTGGTGCAATAATTGATTTTGCAATGTCATCTAGGGTTGAGCAAGAAACAGGATTTTATGATAATCTTGCAGAGGTTCTTGATGATAGAGTCCTTGGTTCGATAGCCAGTGACCTTTTATCAGAGTTTGATTCTAATAAAGCAAGTAGACAGGATTGGGAGGATGCATACGCTAATGGTTTGGAATTACTTGGTTTCAACTATTCCGAGAGAACCGAACCCTTCAGGGGGGCTTCTGGGGTCACTCACCCGTTACTTGCTGAGGCTGCGGTGCAATTTCAGGCGCAAGCATTCAATGAATTGTTGCCTGCTAGTGGTCCCGTGCGAACCTCTATTGTCGGAAGCCAGACAAAGGAAAAAGAAGACCAATCTCAACGTGTAAAAGAGTTTATGAACTATTACATTACCAATGAGATGGAAGAGTATACGCCAGAAATGGATCAGATGCTTTTCTATTTACCGTTAGCTGGAAGCACTTTTAAAAAAATTTATTTTGATGATTCTATTGGTAGGGCAGTAAGTAAGTTTATTCCTGCTGAGAATTTGGTTGTTCCTTACGAGACAACTGATTTGGAGACTTGTCCTAACATTAGCCATGTTGTGCGTATAAATCTAAACGAGTTGCGTAAGAAGCAACTTTCTGGGTTTTATTTGGATATTCCTGTTTTGCCTCAACAGGGTGAGGATGATGATCTTACAAGTGAGCTTGATAAGATCAGGGGCATTGAGCCGTCCAACATTGATTATGATGCTACTTTAATAGAGTGTCATGTAGATTTAGATTTAGAAGGTTACGAAGACACGGGCGAAGACGGAGAAAATACGGGAATTAAGTTGCCGTATGTGGTTACGATTAGCCAAGATAACGGTCAAATACTAGCCATACGTAGAAATTATAAAGAAGATGACCCTGATAAAAGAAAGGTACAATACTTTGTGCATTATAAGTTTTTACCTGGGTTTGGCTTTTACGGATTAGGTTTAATCCACACAATAGGTGGCTTGTCTCGTTCAGCCACCGCGGCACTGAGGCAGTTGATTGACGCAGGTACGTTGTCCAACCTCCCAGCGGGCTTTAAAGCTCGTGGACTTCGTATTAGAGATGATGACGATCCTCTTCAGCCAGGTGAATTCAGAGATGTAGACGCACCTGGTGGGGCTATTAGAGATAGCCTTATGCCTCTCCCATTCAAAGGACCTGACGGTACTTTATTTCAGTTACTTGGTTTTGTGGTCGATGCAGGGCGGAGGTTTGCCACAATCACAGATATGAAAGTTGGTGATGGAAATCAGCAAGCAGCTGTTGGTACAACTATAGCTCTTATGGAACAAGGCTCACGAGTAATGAGTGCGGTACATAAGAGACTGCACTATGCAATGCGGATAGAGTTTAAAATCTTGGCTCGTGTAATGGGGGAGAGCTTACCACCTATTTATCCATATGAGTTAGAGGGAGTTGATGCTGCAGTAAAAGCACAGGACTTTGATGGTAGGGTGGATATTGTACCTGTTTCTAATCCTAATGTATTTAGTCAGGCTCAACGTATTGCTCTGGCTCAAACTCAATTACAATTAGCAGCGCAAGCTCCACAGATGCACAATATGTATGAAGTTTATAGAGATATGTATGAAGCATTAGGTGTAAAAAATGTGGATAAATATTTGAAAGCACCGCCTCAAGAACAACCAACCCCAAAGGACCCTGCACAAGAGAATATCGATGTATTGGATCAGAAAAACCTTTTTGCCTTCCCTGGACAAAACCATCAAGCACATATACTTTCGCATCTTGTATTTGGTGGAAACCCTCTTGTTGGAGCTTCGCCAGTTTTGGCAGTGGCTTTACAGAAACACGTCATGCAACACGTTCAGCTTGAAGCAAGGGAAAAAGCTGTACAGGAGTTGGGAATTCAAACGCAAGATGTATCGCAACAACAACAAGTACAACTGGATGCTGTTTCGGCACAATTTATGGCAGAAGGTATGCAAGCTGTTCAAGCCCTTTCAAGGCAATTAAGTGGTCAGGGCGAAAAAGATCCTGTCGTTGATTTGAAACAGCAAGAGTTACAGCTTGAAGCCTTAAAGGAACAGAACGATGTTGAGGCTGAACAGGCTGAACTATCTTTGAAACAGGCTCAACAGATGGATAAATCAAGACAGTTTGATGAAAGGCTTGCTAGTCAAGAACAAATAGCCAGAGAAAAAATGGAAGCAGCTAGACAACGAGCCATAATGCAAAGGAGAAATTAGAATGTCTATGGTAAAAATAGTTACAAATTCACCTAAAAAAGCCCCAAAACCTGAACAGTCAAAGGGTATACAGAATGTAAAGGTTCCTGTCGGTGATTTAAAAGTAATGACCGCCAGAGGTATGGGCGCAGCTAAAAAGGGTGGTAAATTCTTAGGAGTTTAATCCACTAATCTGGGGAAAGGTTTATGGTAGACCCGGTATCTGCAATGGCTCTGGCAGGCTCCGCCTTTAACGCACTAAAAAAAGGCGTTTCAATCGGCCGCGAGCTGGAGTCGATGGGAAACAGTCTTTCGCAGTGGATGTCAGCGGTATCCGATATTGATCGTGCTCATCATGAGGCTAAAAATCCTCCAATTTTTAAAAAAATCTTTAATGCAAAATCTGTTGAACAAGAAGCAATGGAGTTGTTTACTCAGAAAAAACAGCTTGAGAACCAGCGCGATGAACTTCGTAAGTTAATTGGCTCCATGCTTGGGCCACAGGCCTGGCAGGAGCTTATTAAAATGGAACGAGATATACGCAAACAACGCCAAGAAACGCTTTATGCTCAAAGAGAAGCTCGTAAACATTTCATAGAAATAGTAGCAATTATATTATTCACTACGGTGGGAGCTTTATTTCTAATTGGTATGGTTTGGTTAATTTCTAATAGGGGGTCATTTTGATACAGAAGAAATTAGAAAAAGGGTCTGAGTATAACAAGTATGATTTAGATGGTGACGGAATTGTAGACGATGATGAGTTACTAGCGGCAGAAAAGTTACATGAAATAGAGGCAGCGGAGAAGCAAGAAGCAGCGGAGCTTCGCAAAATGTCTGCACAAAGGCGTATGGCTACGGCTGTTTTGTGCTTTATGGCACTATATACGCTGCTTATGTTCATGCCGTTTGTATCAGACGAAAGGGTTAAGCTCCTTACAGACCTCTCAAATTTGTTATACTTGACGGGTGGGGGCATTGTGGGAGCTTATATGGCTGTATCCGTATGGCCGAAAAAGCAGTAAGAAGATACGGTGAAAGAAAGTTTAAAAGGCATGATATTCGCTGGGCAAAGGAACACAAGATATATCAGTCTACAGAATGCAAGTCTTGTGGTGCTAAAACATCAGGCTTTTCTAAAGATGATGGGGAGACTTGGTATTGTTCAAGTTGCATAACAAATGTTTGAACATTTGTTTTTATTGTTTGTATTTACGGGTTTAGAGCCTAATAAGAAGTTAGAGAGTCAAGATATGTATTTTAGGAATTTGCATGAATGCACATATTTTGCTAAAGAATTGCATAAACAGGGCGAGACAATTACAGCATATTGCTTGCCAAAATATGTAAACATTGAAGCTGTAAAGGTATACTGATATGTTACAAGCATTGATAGGCCCAGTATCAGGGCTTTTAGATAAATTTATTGAAGATAAAGATCAGAAGAATGCCCTCGCCCACGAAATCGCCACGCTCGCAGAAAAACAAGCGCACGAAGCAGCCCTCGCACAAGTCGAGGTCAACAAAGCAGAAGCGCAACACCGTTCCATCTTTGTATCTGGATGGCGTCCCTTCATCGGCTGGACCTGTGGCACAGCGCTGGCATACCACTTTGTCCTTGCTCCGATTATTTTGTTCGCAACAGCGTATGCTGGTGTTGAAGTTCCTGAACTACCTAGTTTTGACATGGAGACGTTGACCACGATTTTACTTGGAATGCTGGGATTGGGTGGCTTACGCAGTTTTGAAAAGTTAAAAGGTTTAACAAAATAAGGATTGCATATAAAAAGGTGTTACAATATATTCTAATATATGGATGGCATTTTAATTACCAATCATATCTTAAAACTCATCAATGATAAGAGAAATCAGATATCTGAATTACTTATCTCAAACGGAGTTAAAGATATGCTACATTATAGGCATTTGATGGGTAACATTGAAGGTCTAGAATTTTTAGAACAGGAACTCAAGAGCCTGCTAGATAAACAGGAGTTACAAGATGAATAAAACAGCCACGGCAGAAAAGACGGAGGCTCTGTCTACGCCTTGGGTTAATCCCAAGGAGAGGGTATTAGACCCAACACTCATAGATAAATCTTTAAAAGAAAGAATTCCTTCACCAACAGGTTGGAGAATTGTTGTTTTGCCCTACAAAGGCAAGTCAAAAACTTCTGGAGGAGTTTATATTCCAGATCAAGTTATTGAAACAAACGAAATTTCAACAACAGTTGGGTATGTTTTAAAATTAGGACCTTTAGCTTATCAAGATATGCAAAAGTTTCCCACAGGCTCTTGGTGCAAAGAGGGTGATTGGATTATGTTTGCAAGATATGCAGGGTCAAGATTTAAAATTGAAGGTGGAGAAGTAAGGATACTCAACGATGATGAGATTCTTGCTACTATTTTAGACCCAGAAGATGTTATCAGTATATGAGGATTCAATGAATAATTTACAAAAAGAAGAAGAAACACAAGAGGTTGAAGTAGAGGTTCAACAAGAAGATTTATTCAAAGAAGAGCCTCGTGTGGAATCTACGGAAGTTTCGGTTGAAAGTCCACAAACAGAGCAACGTCAACACGTAAGTGATTCAAAACAGAGAATTGATAGACTTACTAAAAAAATGCGAGAAGCAGAGCGTAGAGAGCAAGATGCAATCGCTTTTGCTCAAGCAAAAATGGCAGAAAATGACGATCTTAAAGTTAAATTAACTGGTTTAGACAAAGATTATGTCTCTGAATATGGTCAACGTGTTGATAGTGATATTGCCTCTGTGAAAGAATCTTTAAGAAAAGCAATGTCCATTGGCGATACTGATGCAGTTGTTGATGCTCAAGAAAAAATAGCTAGTTTGATGGTTGCAAAGGAAAGAGCAACACAGGCTAAAGTAAAAATTGATAGAGAAGAAAACTCTCAACCTCAAGAAACTGAGCCACAACCGCAGTCACAGCCACAAACAGCTACTCCTCAACAAAAACCAGACCCAAAAGCAGAAGCATGGGCGCAGAAAAACGAATGGTTTGGTACAGATGAGGCTATGACATACGCTGCTTTTGGGATACACAAAAAATTAGTGGAGACAGAAGGGTTTGACCCAAGGACAGATGAGTACTATAATGAATTAGACAAGCAACTTGTGGAAACTTTTCCAACAAAGCTTGGCACAAACAGTCAGAGGCAATCTAGGCCCGTTCAGACGGTTGCTTCAGCATCAAGGACTGCAAACTCTGGACGCAAAACCACGGTCAGATTGACCACCTCTCAGGTAGCTATGGCTAAGAAATTAGGCGTGCCACTTGAGGAATATGCTAAGTACGTTAAGGAGTAGCGAAGAATGGCTGAAATTGAAGTAACAAAAACCGAAGTATCGGATGTTAGTCGTGACTCTCGTGCTAGTAAGACAAGGGAGAAAGAGACAAGACGAAGACCTTGGACTCCCCCGTCTATGCTAGACGCACCACCTGCGCCACAAGGATTTAAACATCGTTGGATCAGAGCCGAAGTTCGTGGATTTGATGACAGAAAAAATATTTCTGCTCGTCTACGCGAAGGATACGAACTTGTCAGATCAGATGAATATCCAGATTTTGAGGCCCCAGTAATTGATTCAGGTAAATATGCTGGTGTGTTTGGAGTTGGCGGATTAGTTCTCGCCAGAATACCATTAGAGACTGTTGAAGAAAGAACTGAGTATTTTAATCAAAGAACTCAAGACCAAATGAATGCAGTTGACCATGATATGATGCGAGAAAATTCTCACTCTACCATGACGATTAATAAACCTGATCGTCAATCTCGTGTAACCTTTGGTGGTTCTAAACAGAACCAATGATTGGAGTAAAAAATGGCAAACCAAGATACTTCTTTTGGTTTACGCCCAATCGGACTTAACGGTGCAGGTGCAAATACTACTGGTGTGACTCAATATGAAATCGCAACAAATAATACTAATGCGATTTTTCAATACTCTCCTGTAATTCCTTTATCTACGGGGTTTATTGATATTGTTGGAAACGCAAATGGTGGTACAGTACCTGCATTGGGTGTCTTTATGGGTGTAGAATATGTGGATAGTTCTTCAAAAAAGACTGTCTTCAAAAATTATTGGCCTGGTTCCAATAATGTCAGCGTGGATACTAATTTCCCTGTGAAGGCTTTAGTAGCTGATAACCCTAGTCAGTTGTTTATGGTAGCAGCAGATGAAACTGTCACAGATCGCGCAACTGCGATTGCTGATATTTTTGCAAACTGTCAACTAGCAACAGCAACATCTGGGTCAACATCCACTGGTCGTTCAACTGCACAACTTGATATCTCAACAGCAGCTACTACAGCGACCTTTCTGATGAGAATACAAGGTTTAACAACAGATGTAGCGAATTTAGAGTATGCTTCAGCTGGAGTTAATTTTATTGTTCGGTTTAACATTCATCACAATGCGCCTGTAGCAGCTTCGGCTTCACAGACCACATCGTTGTCAACTGGTATATAAGGAGATTAGTCAATGGCTATTTCTAGAGCACAACTAGCAAAAGAGCTAGAACCAGGTTTGAACGCATTGTTCGGTCTGGAATACGACAGGTACGAAAATGAGCATTCTGAAATTTTTACAGAAGAAGCTTCTGATCGTGCTTTTGAAGAAGAGGTAATGTTGGGCGGGTTTTCAACAGCACCTGTAAAATCAGAGGGTGGAGCAATCCAGTTTGATGATGCACAAGAGACATATACTGCCCGGTACACACATGAAACTATTGCTTTGGCTTTTTCCATAACAGAAGAAGCTATAGAAGATAATTTGTACGACCGTTTAGCTTCTCGTTATACGAAAGCTCTTGCTCGTTCAATGGCACAAACAAAGCAAATTAAAGCAGCGTCAATTTTAAACAATGCCTTTAGCACAGGCTCACCAATAGGTGACGGTGCAGCTTTGTGTTCAGCGTCACACCCTTCTCTTTCTGGTAATCAATCCAACGTTTTATCTGTAGCTTCGGATTTAAACGAAACATCTTTAGAGCAAATGTTGATTGATATTGCAGGAATTACTGATGAGAGAGGTTTGAAAGTAGCAATTCGTGGCATGAAACTAGTTATTCCAAAAGAATTACAGTTTATTGCTGAGAGAGTGTTAAACTCAAATCTTCGTGTTGGTACATCCGACAATGACCCAAATGCAATTCGTAATATGGGTATGTTGCCTCAAGGAGCAGTTGTAAATCACTTTTTAACCGATACAGATGCATTTTTCATTATGACAGATGCACCTAATGGCTTCAAAATGTTTAATCGCGCTGCTATAAAAACAGCTATGGAAGGTGATTTTGACACTGGAAATATGCGTTTTAAAGCTCGTGAGCGTTACAGCTTCGGTGTTTCCGATTGGAGAAGCGTGTTTGCAACACCTGGAGCATAAAAATCTTTCCTCCGAAAGACAAGGGCGACTTTGCAGTCGCCCTTTTTTATTGTATAGTAATTTAAACCTTGACTGCAATTAAGCAGACACTGGCCACGACAAGGAGATTAATATGGCTAATTCAACTTTCAGCGGTCCCGTCCGTTCAGAAAACGGTTTCAAAACAATTATTAAAAACTCATCTACAGGTGCTCTTACTAATGAGATGACTATGTCTACCTACAGCACCTCTATTACAATTGCGGCTTCTGGCACTGATCATAAAGAATCATCAGTAGGCATTCCATCAAATTTTATTCCAATGGGCGTAGCTATTACAGTAACTAGTGCTGCAGCTAATGCTGTTAACATTAACGATATAGGAACTGATGCAGATACTGATGGATTCGTTGATGGAATAAGCGTGGCAATTAATTCTACGGGCTTTAAAGGATTTTTCCCCTGTAATGGTGTTTTAGGTATGTCTGGTGGAACGACTACTGCAGCAACCGAAACAGCGGATGAGGTTGAGCTTGTAATCTCTGGTACAGCTGGTGCAGGGGGAGTTGTTGCTTTAAAATTCTTTGGCATATCTTCTGATTCACCAACCGCTTAATAGGAGACAAAAATGGCAGGCTCAGATGTAAGATCCAAAAGGATTACAGGCACGGGTTCGCTCGCAGTTGGTCCTGCACGGATACGTCAAATACAGCTTAAAACAGCCTCTGGAACACCGCGATTAACTATTACAGACGCGAGTGGAGGTGCAACTGTTCTTGATTTAGACTTTAACGCTTCTGATACTCATTCTGTTAATATTCCTGCAGAGGGTATAAAGGTATCGGACATATTTGTGTCAGCGTTGACTAATATTACGGCTGCAACTGTATTCTTTAATTAGGTTTAGATATGGCAAAACGTAAACCAGATACGATGCCAAAAAGAAATAAGAAAAATTTCCGTCCCACTAAATCTGGGGCGGGAATGACAAAAGCAGGAGTGGCTGCTTATCGAAGAGCAAATCCTGGGTCAAAATTAAAAACGGCTGTCACAGGAAAAGTAAAACCAGGTAGCAAAGACGCTAAACGTAGGAAGTCATTTTGTGCTCGTTCCGCAGGACAAATGAAAAAATTTCCGAAAGCTGCTAAAGATCCAAATAGTCGTTTAAGACAAGCAAGAAAAAGGTGGAAGTGTTGATGAAAGCAGAGGATGTTTTAAAACAACTTGAAAGACACGAAGAAGAGTGTAACAGAAGATATGCGGATATTCAGGAAAAATTAAAAAATCTTGATAACCGAATGTGGGCTGTTATGGTATTGATAGTATTAGCTGCGGGTTTAGAACAACTTCTATGACAATTACGAGGGCAAATATGGGACATTCAATTTCAAGAGTTAGAACAGGACCAAAACCTGCAAAATTAGAAGTAACTTATATGCGAAAAGGTGGCAAAGCCTCAAAAAAAAGTAAGGGTTCAAAGATTTGCCCTGCTGGAAAAGCTTGGGCAAAAAGAACTTTTGATACATACCCAAGTGCATATGCAAATTTAGCTGCTTCAAAATACTGCAAAGACCCTAATTATGCAAAGGGTGCAAAAGGTAAAAAATAATGGGCGAACTTAAAAAGTGGCTTAAACAAGATTGGGTAAGGATAGGAACAGATGGGTCGATCAAAGGGAAGTGTGGGACGTCCAAGGACAAAAAAAATCCAGACAGATGTCTCCCAAGAGCAAAAGCCAACAGCCTCAGTAAATCAGAAAGGGCTTCTACCGCTCGTAAGAAAAAGCGTGAGGGTTCTAAAGGAAAAACTGTTGTCTCTAATACCAAAGAGTCAAAAGTAACAAATTTAGCCAATGGGGGTCGTGTGAAAAGACCTTTTAAAGGTAAAAAAGTGTCGGGTACTGCCGTTGCAAGAGGCTGTGGACAAGTGATGTCAAACAGGCGAAAGAGAACAAAAGGTTCGGTGGTACAGTTTTGAGGTAATTATGTTACCAAATTTTGAACTAGAACAATCAATAATTTCTGAAACGCAAGCATGGTCAAAAACAGCTTTAGAGGTTGCTAATGAACATTTCAATGGTTTGCCTCCATGTCCTTTTGCTAAAAAAGCATGGTTAGATGATAAGGTAGGGTTTTGTTTTAAATATGAAAACCATTGGCAAGATCTGTTTTCTTTAATTTCACAATGGGACGATTCAAAAGATGTCATTATTCTAATCGATTTTTGTTTTCTTCCTTTAAATGAAATGGATCGGTATTTAAATTTGTTAAACAAAGCTATTTCGGACGGTATTTTTATTAATAAAGATATGTTTTTGATGGGTTTTCATCCTGATGATGACGATAATGAACTATTAGAGGAGGCTGACTTTGATTCGACCATAGACGTTCCGTATGCTATGATTTTCTTACAACGATTAAGTAAGTTGCAAGAAGCATCAAATACACTTAGAATAAAAGGGTATTATAATTATGCAGAAAATTATTATAATGGCTCAAAACTTTACGAAAACAGAAAAACTCTTTTTAGGAGATTAAAAAATGGTAATGAAAAAAGTTAAAAAAATGATGGGTGGGGGTGCAGCAAAAAAACGAATGAAAAAAGCTCCCACAATGATGCGCGGAGGTGGAATGGCTAATGGCAAAAAACCACCAATGATGATGCGCGGAGGTGGTGCAGCAAAAAAACGAATGGCAAAAAAGAAGAAAAAATAAATGACCTTATCGAGTTCCACTGATTTTGAATTAGCGGTTGATGATTACATCGAAGAGGCTTTTGAACGTTGTGGTTTAGAAGTCAGAACGGGGTATGACCTTAAAAGTGCAAAAAGATCTCTTAACCTTTTATTTGCAGATTGGGCAAATAGGGGTTTAAATCAGTGGACTATCTCTCAACTTACACTTTCGTTGACTCAAGGAACTAATGCTTATAATTTAGGCGCAGATGTAATTGATATTTTATCGGTTGTAGTAAGACGAAGTGATGTTGATTTTACGTTAGAGCGTGTGAGTAGAGCCGAGTATTTGAACATTCCGACAAAGAGTACACAAGGAAGACCAAGTCAATTTTTCTTAGATAGACAAATTACACCTTCTTTAAAATTATATCCCACTCCTGAAAATAGTTCAGACACCATAGTTTACAACGCTTTAACAAGAATCCAAGATGCTGACACTATGCAAAATACTATTGAAGTTCCTTTTAGGTTTTACCCCTGTTTAGCTGCGGGCTTGGCTTATTATCTTTCTATTAAAAGAGCACCCGATAGAATACAAGCTTTAAAAGCCATATATGAAGAGGAGTTTGAAAGAGCAAGTATAGAAGATAGAGATCGTTCCTCTTTTAGTGTTACCCCACAATATCAATATTTAAGAGTAAACTAATGTCAAGCTTTGCATCAGGAAAAAAAGCTTATTTTATTTCTGATAGATCAGGATTTAGATATCCTTATAAAGATATGAGAAGAGAGTGGAATGGGTCTGTAGTTGGCCCAGACGAATTTGAACCAAAACATCCACAATTAGGGCCATTTAGAAAAGTTGGGGATTCTCAAGCTTTAAAAGATGCAAGACCCGAACCAGAAGAACCTACTGCATTTATAGTATTCTCTACCACAGGGAAAGACATTATTCCTTCTTCTATAAATGATTTAACTGTTTTAAATACTAGCGTTGGAACTGTTACAGTATCTACTTCAGAAACCTCTAGTTCTTCTGTTACTGTAACTCCTACAGGTGTATCAGCCTCTGCCCAGCTTGGGTTTGTTGCCCAGAATGGTGTTTCTGGAGCTACTTCTCTTGGTTCAGTTACAGTGTATCAGTTGTTTGCTGTTACAGTTGTGAATGATGGAGGTAATAAATACTTCTTAGATGGGTCTAATCAAACAGGTTCTGCATTAACCTTGACAGAAGGTTCGACCTATCGTTTTGACCAGAGTCATAGTTCTAATTCAGGTCATCCATTAAGATTTTCTACTACTTCTAATGGAACACACGGAGGTGGTAGCGAATACACAACAGGAGTCACCACGGCTGGGACTCCAGGAAATTCAGGAGCCTATACGCAAATTACAGTTGCTGTTGGTGCGCCAACCTTATATTACTATTGTACAAATCATAGCGGCATGGGCGGTCAGGCGAATACACCATGAGTTACACTAATACAACCCTAACACAAGCGATCAAAGACTACACAGAGAATGACGAAACTACGTTCACAACAAATATACCTAACTTTATAAAAAACGCGGAAGAGCGAATCTTAAAACTTGTTGAGTTAGATTACTTCAGAAAGAATGTAACAGGAACGCTGACTAACGGAAATAAGTTTCTTGCTGTTCCAACAGATTATTTAGGTTCAATTGCAATATCTATCATTAACTCAAATGAACATGATTTTCTGTTATTCAAGGATGTAAATTTTGTTCAACAATATGCGCCAAACCCAAACACTACAGGCATACCGAAATACTATGCTCTCTTTGATATCAATAATTTTATTATTAGTCCTACTCCTAATAGTAATTATTCTATTGAGCTACATTATTACTATAGACCCGTATCAATAACAGCATCTGGAGACGGTACAACTTGGTTAGGTACAAATGCACCTGATGCTTTGTTATATGGAAGTTTATATGAATCTTACGTATTTATGAAGGGAGATGCAGATATTTTGCAAATGTATACGGATAGATTTAATGAGGCCATCATACGGTTAAAAAATTATGGGGAAGGTTTTGAAAATACAGATGCGTATAGAACAGGTCTACGCAGAGTTCAAAAAACATAAGGAATATATATGCTTGATTTATCAACAGGAACAGTTGGAAATGTAAATGTAATGACTTCTGACCAAGGTGGTCATTCAACAGAACAGTTGACTGAATTAGCTCTTGATAAGCTAATAACCATATCAGATAGAGCGCATCCTGCTATACAAGCGCAAGCCAGAGCTTTTAAGGATAATGCGGCAAGAATTATGTATCATTACATTACATTGGCAAGAAAGGAAGAACGTGCTACTATCGTTCAAGTGTTGGCTAATAACGGTCACAAAGATTTGGCTGAAATAATAAGGAGATTATAATGGCCCCAACTCAAGCAATGTGTAGTTCTTTTAAACAAGAATTACTGCAAGGATTACATAATTTTACAGCAAGTAGTGGTAATGCTTTTAAAATGTCTTTACACACTAGTTCCACTAACATTGGTGCGTCAACAACTGCATATGCAAGTAGTGGTATAGCTGAAGTGGCAAACGGAAACGGATATACATCAGGAGGAATTGCTTTAACAGAAGTTACTCCTACTTTAGATGGAACAACTGCTATAGCAGATTTTGGAGATGCTTCGTTTTCTAATGCTACAATTACGGCTCGTGGTGCATTAATTTATAATGACACTAATGCAGATAGGGCTGTTGCAGTATTAGATTTTGGTGCTGATAAAACATCTACATCAGGTACTTTTACTATTCAGTTTCCAACAGCGGATGCAAGTAACGCAATCATTCGTATTGCATAGGTGACAATGTGGCTCTCGTACTTGCCGATAGGGTCAAGGAAACCTCCACCACAACGGGTACTGGCACGTATACTCTTGCTGGTGCTGTTAGTGGTTTTGAGTCTTTCGGGTCTATCGGTAATGGTAACACTACCTATTATGCTTGTACTCTTGGTTCTGATTTTGAAGTCGGCATAGGCACGTACACCTCTTCTGGCACTACATTAGCCCGAACTACTATCCTACAATCTAGTAACTCTGATAACGCTGTTGATTGGGGTGCTGGTACAAAAACACTGTTCTGCACTCAGCCAGCAGAGAAAGCGGTGTTTTTAAACGCCTCTGATAATATAGAACTTGCTGATAATTCTCGATTGCGATTTGGCAATAGTGGTAGTTCGGATTTACAAATTTGGCATGACGGCACTAATTCAAACATTGTAAATGGAACTGGTTCACTAGTTATTGCTGACACATCAGGGGATGTAAAAATACAAGGTAAGTATGGTGAGCAAAGTATAATTGCTAACAATGATGGCTCTGTAGAATTATATCACGATAACAGCAAGAAGCTGGAAACCACATCAAGCGGTGTAACCATAACAGGGACATTAGAGGCTAATGCTCATCGATTTGGCGATACGCACGTAAAAAGAATATCGGTAGATTACACTGGTGGTGGTGATTATCTTGTAGATAATGAGTTTCAAGAAATTTTATCTATAACACCAGATGGTAATTCAGAAAATTATTCTGTTGTTGGTAGAATTATGGCTACTAGTGGGGCTAATGTACATACATTAGATATAAACGTAGCATTACGTTCTAATACTCTGCCTGATTTGTCTTACTCAGGTTCATACATATCTACAATCACTGGCACAATAGAATATCTCACACCAAGATTGTGGGTTAAAGAAACATCAACAGCTTCTTTTAAACTTGTTATTGAAGTAAACGCACAGATTTACGGTAGACTTAATGCAGACGTAGAAATTATAGCTCGTAATGAATCTGATTTAGATAATATTACTGTAAATACTACTGAAGATAGCGAAGTGACTTCTGTAACTACAGGGTTTACACAATATAGCGTTACAAAAGTGTATGAAACAGATGATGGTGCTTTTGCTTTTACTGATGATGTTTCTTTAACAGGAGCAAGTTATAACGTACTTTGGGACAAATCGGCAAATGCATTAGAGTTTGCAGATAATGCCAAATCAATTTTTGGTACTGGTAATGATTTGCAGATATATCACGATGGTTCAAACAGCTATATTTCAGAAACAGGCACTGGTCATTTAATAATCAATTCAACAGGGAGTAATTTATACCTAAGAACAAATACTACAGAGAATAGTATCGTAGGAATAAACAATGGAGCAGTAGAGCTATATCACGATAACAGCAAGAAGCTAGAGACAACATCCACTGGTGCGACAATCACAGGCACGTTAGTAGCCGATGGTATAAGTGTTGGAGATAATGAAAATATATCTGTAGGTGCAGGGAACGACCTACGCATATTCCATGATGGCACAAACTCTAGGATTTACGGAACAACTGGTGATACAAATATAGGTCAAAACACTTTTGGTGCAGTCAAACTTACTGCTGATAATGACCAAGAAAATATGCTTGTTGCAAATGTAAACGGCTCTGTGGATTTATACCACGACAACAGCAAGAAGCTAGAAACCTCATCAACTGGTGCGACAGTCACAGGCACAGCTATCGTCACTGACAACATACAAATGCAGGGAAGCACCTATACTAACTTTTCTGATTGGTGGGGTAGTGGTGATAATTCTGCGTTTC